GGACAGACAAACTAACAGGACAACAAACCGACGGAGTTACTGTCTAAAAAATTCATTTTGATTTATAAATTTTTATTTTATGTTTTTAAAATTGATAGCTATAAAAAATAATGAACGACATCGAGAGAAAGATTAGAGAAATAAAAAAAAAGATAGAAGATACAAAAAAAAATATAAGTATAATAGAAAACAAAATAGATGAGATAGAAAGAGATAAAAAAAGAGGAAAAATTTACAATTTTAAATTTTTAAATGTACAATATGAAGGAAATATAACAAAAGTAAAAGATAAGATAAAAAAAACAAAAATTAATGGTAAAAATTATTATGATTTAAAAAAAGAAAAAGAAGAACTAGAAGAAGAATTAAAGAAGTTAATAGAAGAAGATTTAGACGAAAATATTTACAAAATAAAAAAAGTTTTATGTGATAGTTTTGGAAAAAAATACATTGCTGAATTAAAAGATAGTGTAGATTTAAATGGAATAACAATAAAAGATATGGCTGAAAATAGTTTAAAATTAGTAAATGATAAAGGAATGAAAGCTGAATATAAAATAATATTTTTAGAATTAAAATTTGATGAAAAAGATGGTAGCGGTGCAAGAGTAAAAAACATAAGATTATGGGATGATGGAATAGAAAAACATATTGATGAAATAATTAGAATAGTTAGTGAAATAGAAAACTTTATAATGGGATTAAATGATAATGGTAAAACAGAATATTATGATGTGGGATTAATAGAAAACTTATATGTTGATTTAAATAAAATAACTATAAGAGGATTATATAAACCAAGAAAAGTTGGTGGTGGAGACAGAAAAAATTCATATGATAAAAAAAGTGGTAGATATAGAAAAGAAAATAAATTTAAATTAAGAGATTGTGATAAAAAACAAAATATGAATGATAATAATTGTTTATTAAGAATACTAAAATTTAATAATAAAGAAATAAAAGAAACAGTGGTGGAAATAAGAGAAAAAACATTAAATCATAATAATATAATAAAATTAGACGAAATAAAAATATTTGAGGATTATTTTAAAATCAAAATAAAAGTATATGATTTAATTGGTATAATTATATATGATGATGAAAATAATAAAAATGAAGATTTTATAGAAATTGTATTAGAAGATAATCATTATTATTTGTTAGTAGAATGGTATGAAGAAAAAATAAATCAAAAATTTTTTAAAAGAGAAAAAATAAAATATTCATATTTATTTTTTGATCTTGAAACTGTATTTAATAACGAAGAAAAAAAACACATATCGTATTCATTATCATGGAAAACAATAAAAGATCCAAATGAATGGAATAAAGAAGATAATGAATGTGTATGTTACAAAGGATATGATTGTTTAACAAAATTAGTAATGTTTCTTAAAGAAAGTGAAGAAAATTATATAATAGTTGGATATAATAGTAGTAAATTCGACAATTTTTTTTTAGCAGAAAAATGTTTGGATTTAGAAGCATTAGGTAAAATATTTTATGTAAATAATAGTATTTTAGGTATGACAATAGACGGTAAACATAAAGTATTCGATTTAATTAAATTTACAATGACAAGTTTAAAAACAGCATGTGAAGATTTTAAAACAGATCCAAAAAAAATAGAAGGATTTAATCATGAAATTCCACAAAAAGAATATGAAAAAGGCAATTTATTAGAATGGATAAAAGAAAACGATAAAAAAATAGAAGAATATAATAACACAGATGTTTTATGTTTGATATCGTTATACAAAAAAATGTCTATTGTAATAAGAGATATGGATGAAAAAATATTAAGTGATTATATGACAATAGGACAATATACACATATGAACTGGTTAGAAAAATTAGGTGAAAGAAAAAACTTAGTAAAAAAAGCTAAAAATAAAAAAGATGATGAATTTCATAGAGAAGGAATAATAGCAGGAAGATGTCAATGTTTTGAGGGAAAATTAAGAGAATTAAATAAAGAATATTATATGGTGGACGTAAAAAGTTTATATCCAACAGTTATGGGTTGTGGAAATTTAATAAAACCAATATATCCAATAGGTGATTATAAAGAAACAGATGAATATATAAAAGATAAATTAGGAATATATAGATGTAAAATATTAAAACAACCAGAAAAAAATATAATACCTAAAAGAGATATAAAAGAAAAAAGTTTAGATTGGACATATAAAGGAGAAATTGAATGCGTTTTATGTAGTGTTGATATTGAATGTATAATTGAATATAAAGGAGAAATAGAAATATATGAAGGTCATTATTGGGAAGATTATAGTGATGATATATTTTATAGTGCATGTAAAAAATATGTAGATGAAAAAAATAATCAAGATGGATATAAAAAACATATAGAAAAAATATGTAAAAAATGTGAAAAATGTGAAGCATGTAAAAAATATAATCCAGCATTAAGACAAATATTAAAAACCATGTTAAACGCTTTATATGGTAGATTATTAAAGAGAAATTTTAGAAATGTAACAGAAATAATTAGATATGTATCCGATATGAAAAAAGCATTTGATAAAATAGATTTTAGTGAAAAAGTTGAATTATTTAGTTGTGGTCAATTAATGATATTAAAAGGTACAGAAATAGAAACAAAGGAATTAAAAAAAAATGCATCGCCAAGTTATTTGGGTGTTTTTGTATTAGCATATAGCAGAAAATATATGTATGACAATATAATATCAAAATATAATTTAAAATATATGGATACAGATAGTGCTTTATTAGATAAAAATGATTATGAAAAAATTAAAAAAGATAGACCAGAATTATTTAAATTAAATTCTAAAGGATTATTAGAATTTGGACAATTAGAAGAAGAATTAGGTGATGGTGAAAAAGATATATATGTTTTAGAACCTAAAAATTATTTAATTTTATGTCATAAAGATATAGAAGAAAAAAAACAAATAGAATTTTGGAAATCAAAAATGAAAATGAAAGGAATTTCTAAAGAAAGTATTTATTTAACAGAAAAAGATATGTTTGAAAATTTTAAATCATTAATGTATTATGAAGACTCTCTTGTACAAGAGAGTAGTTCTGAAAATATAAAAATTGATATAGCAGATTATGAAAGATATAAAAGTATTAAAGAAAAGTTTGAAAAAATAAAAATAGAATATAAAAAAGAAATTGATGAATACAAATCAATTAAAACTAAATTTAAAAATTTAAAAGAAGAAGATAATAATTATAATGAAATTAAAAATGAATATAAAAAATCTAAATTAGAATATAAAAAAATAGAAAAATTATTTACTATAAGAAGACATTTAACATATAAAAAAAATATAAATGGAATAGAAATAAATTTTAATTCAAAATATTGTGAAGATTTTATAATTGAACATGAAGATATAAAAAGAATACTTGATAATAAATTAAGATATGAAAACAATTTAATAAAATTAAATGAAAATAGAAGTAATAATATTGATTTATATGATAAAATATATGAAGGTGAAAGTATTTATGTATTTATGTGTCAAATTAAAAGAAAATTTGGATATTTAAATAACATAAAAACAAAAAAAAAAATTAGTGAGGAAAAATTAAAAGAATATAATTTAGAAAATAGTGATGAATTAAAAGACTATAAATTTGAATACAATGAATCAAAAAAAGAAAATGATAGTATATTTAGAATAGAAAATGTGTTAATGTGTAAAAAGATAGGAAAATAATTATATAGTAAAAAAATAAGGAAAAGATAGAAAGAAAGAAAGACGGACAGACAAAAAATTTAAATTAATTTTTATAAAAATTAATTTAACTAAATAAATGGAAGCTATAAAAATTTACGAAAATGAAAATAAAAAAATTTGTATAAGATGTCATTCAAATAAAAATATAAATGAATTTGAAAAAATAATGAGATGTGGTAATATAAAAATATTAACAAGGTGTAAAGATTGTAGAATAAAAACAAATAAAAAAAATAAAGATAAAAAAAATAAAATAATTATAGAAAATATAGAATATTAATTTAAAATAATTAAATTAATGAATATTCAAGCTATAATATTTGATAATAAACTTTATGATTTTGAATCAACTGAAGAATGGATAAGTAAAAATAAATTTAAACCATTAAGGAAAGCACGTATGACAAAAAATACAATAAAATATAGAATAAAAATACCTGATAAAGAAAAATGTTACAGAATAAAAAAAATAAATGAAGGATTAAAATTTATATTTGAATATGATAAATGTTTAGGATATAAAAATAAATCTTATTAATTAAAAATATTTTTAATTAATAAATAAAATAATTCATAATATGACAATGATATGTAAAAAATGTAAAATAGAAAAAGATGAAAAAGAATATTTAAAAGAATGTAAAAATGGTAATATATTAAAATTATTAAAATGTGAAAATTGTAGAGAAGAAAAAAGAATTAAAATAAAAAGTAATATAATAGATGATAAAAAAAGATGTCAAAGATGTAATGTATATAAAGAAATGTTTGAATATGAAAAAATATTAAATAAAGGAGAAATAAAATTAATGAGTAAATGTATAGAATGTAGAAAAATATGTAAAAAATTAAAAATTATAAATAAAAATTAAATAATATAAAGAAAATAAAATGGAAATAGTTACTTTTGATTTTGATAAATATTTAAAAAACTCAGAAGAAAATGAATTGGATAAATTTTTAGAAAAAAAAAGAAAAATAGATATAAAAGATATTGAAAGTAAAATAATAGAAGTAAACATAAATGATGAGACATATGTATATTATCTACAATGTATAATTAAAGATAATAAAATTATTAAAGAAATAGAAAAAATAAAAAATGAAATGATAAAAGAATATTGTGAAGAAAATAAAATCAATTATTACAAAGATATAAAAAATATAGAAAAAATTCAAAATAGATATATATTAAGAATATTTATAGATGAATTTTTTGAAAAAAAGTTTGAAAAAGAAATTAATATAAATAAAAAAAGAGATATAAGAGTTTATTTTGATAGTATAAATAGTATATATAAAAACGAAGATAAAAGATTAGTTTTTACATTAAGATATAAAGATTTATAAAATATTAAAAATATTTAAAAAGATAATAATATTTAAATAGTTAAATATTATTAATTAGTTGAAAAATATTTTTAATTTATTGAAAATAAATTAAAATTTAAAAATGTTAAATATAAATAAAATAAATAATTACATTGAAAAAGAAAAAATGAGTAAATATCATTGTGAGAAAATTAAAGGTGAAGGATTAGTAGGTGGATATGTAGCTAGTAAAAAAATGAAAGGAAAAGGATTAATAGGTGGTAATACAAAAGTTGGGGAAGAATATAAAAGTGGACCTAAAAAAGGTACAAAAAGACCACCAAATAAAAAGAAGAAAGAAAAAAGAGAAGAAAGTGCATGGATTTCATTTTTAAAAGATTATTCAAGTAAAATGAATATGAAATATAACGATGTATTAAAAAAAGCATCAAATAGTGGATTAGCTGAAGAATATCAAAAATTCTTAGTTGCTAATGGATATGAATTAAAAAAAAACCCTTATTAAAAATAGGTGGTGGAGACATTATTACTGATACACAAAATTTTGCTAGAAAGAATCTATGTAAATTAGATAATTCTTGTAATAAAGTTAGAACACTTTTAAATGGTGAAAAACATGTTTTATTAAGTAATTTTTGCGGACCTGGTACACGTGTGGATTTAAACGAGGTAAAAAATTATACACCATATAATAACACAGATTCTTGTTGTAAAACACATGATTTAGAATATGAAAAAATTTTTAAAATTGAAAATAAAGAAAAAAGAGAAAAAAAAATAAGAGAATCAGATGAAAAATTATTAAAATGTGTTGAATCATATAAAAATAGTGAAAAACTTTATTATTATCCTATGAAATTAGGAATTGAAACAAAAATTGCCTTAGAAAACAAGAATCCAAATATTATAAAAAATCTTTTTGGCGAAAAATATGTCGGAAAAAAGTAAATAATGTCTAAAATTAAAAAATTATTATATTTTTATTAAAATTAATAAAAATATAAACTATGATTAGTAATATAAAATCAAATAATCCAATAGCAATTTATAAGGGAAATGATGGTAGAAAAGAATTATTATATTTACATGATAAATATGAAATGATAGAAAAATTGCTAGAAAAAAAATATAATAAAAAAGATATAGAATATGTATTAAAAAATATAAAAATGGGTAAAGTTTTGGAAAATAAATATAAAGATATTGAAAATGAAATTAAAAAATTATTAAAAGAAAATAAAGAATATAATGCATATAATGGTAAGTTTGAAATTATACCAAATCAAAATGAACCTGAACATATGTATTTATCAGGTCCATCAAAATGTGGAAAATCATATCAAGTTTCAAAATATATTGAAAAATATAAATTAATTTATCCAGATAATAATATATATTTAATATCTGATACACATGAAGATAAACTATTAGATTTATTAAATTATAAAAAAAGTGTATTTGAAATATTAGAAAATCTATCAAAAGAAGAATTAAATTCTGAAAATTTAAAAGGAATTTTAAAAAAAAAATATAAAATAAAAGATGAAGATTATTATACTACAAGAATACAATTTGAAGATGCTATAGGATTAGAACCAGAAAATATAGAAAATAGTTTAATAGTATTTGATGATATTGATGCAATAAAAGATGAAAAATTACAAAAACAAATTTATAAATTAAATGATAATTTCTTTTCAAAAGCAAGACATCAAAATATTTCTGTAATTAGAACTAATCATGCATGTGTAGATGGTAATAATACAAAAAAATCAATACAAAATTCATCTATAATTTATATATTTCCTCAAGCTGGGAATAAAGGTAATATAGAAGATTTATTAAGAATTCATGCTGGATTAAATTATGATCAAAGAAAAGAATTATTAAAAATTGATACAAGATCAATAGCTATAAGAAAAACCAGCCCTTTATCTATCATAACAGATGATATTATTAAAATATTATAAATTAAATATTTAATTTATAATAAAATAGATAGTAAAATATGAAGAAATAATATATCCAAATTATTACGTAAAATTAATGGAATCATCAGAAAAAGAAATAAAATAAACATAATTATATAAAAATATAATTATATTTAAAATAAAAAATAGAAACTAATAAAATAAAAATGTATATATCAAAAGATGTACTAAAATATATTTTAATATTAAGAAGAGAATTAATAATAAATAAATTAATAAAGAGATTAATAAAAGATGGAATAAATATAAAAAAAATAAAAAATGCATACAAAAAAGGATATCCATTAATATTATACAAAAATAAAATAAAAAAATTAAGCGAAAAAGAAAAAGAATATGCATCAGAGAGAATAAGAAAAAAAATGATAAAAAAAATAAATAATATTAAACTATTTAATAAAAATGGAGAATTAATAGATTCAACCAAATATGTAGAAAAAATATGTTACATACAAAGAATATTAAGTGAAATATTAATACATATATTTAGAACAAAAAATGAAAAAATAGAAGAGTTAAAAGAATTAAATATAAATATAAAAAAAATAAAATTTTCATTATATTTAGAATATTACAAAATATTTTATTTAAAAAAAGAATGTTTAAGATCAATAAAAAAAGATATAAATGTTTTATATCCAAATACATTTTTAAATTCAAAAATTTCATTAGCAATGTATGATATAAGAAGAGAAAAAATATAATTATAATTGTATAATTATATTTAATTTTTACAAGATAAACAAGAACCATATAAACATTTATTACATCCACCATATTTTTTATTTCCACCAAAATTTTTATTATCTTCAATAGATTTATCAGAAATAGTTTTAATTAATTTTAAAAAATAAAAAGATTTACTTCTAAATAAGAAATTAATAATTAATTTTAATATATATTCATAGAAACATAGTAATTACTTTTTAATTCTTTTAGTATAACATTGTATTCTAAACATATTTTATCTATTATTTTTAATATAATTTTTTTATCTTCCACATTAATATCTTTAGAATCACATATTTTACTCCAATTTTCATGATTTTTTAAATATTCTTTTTCAATTATTTCTTTATAGTTATTATATTTTTTATTTTCTTTAATAATATATAAACAATCATTATATTTATCTTCATATTTTTGTACTAAACTTTTCATTTTTTAAAAATTTATTTAAATTTAAATAAATTTTTAAAAATAAAATAGACAGTAATGAAAATTAAAGATGAAAAAATTTTTAAAATAAAAATTGATGTTAGATTTGATCGTAAAACAACAGAAGATGTAAAAGATTGTGTTTTCTCTTATGAAGAAATAAGATGTTTAATTGGTGCTTTATGTTATGATATAAGACAAGATTATGGTTCTTATGTTGGATATAGAATAAAATATATAATAAAATTATTTATTTTAATTAATGAATATAAATTATTAGATGGAATTCTTAATACGTTAGATGATGTATTTGATGATGGTAGATATTTAAGAGATTTTGATGAATATTATGGTATAGAAAGATTTAATGAAATAATTAAAAATGATAAAAATACAGATTTAAATAAAATAGAATTTTTATTTAATAATCCCTTAAATATAGAGGAAGATTAATAATTAATTAATATTAATTAATTAATTATTATTACCAATTTCAGAAGTTAAATAATATACATTTTTATCATTTTTAATTAATTTTGAAAATTCATCAATATTCATCTCTTTTAAATGAATTCTTAATATTACCCATCTACCACATGTATTTATTCCATCTTTTTCACTTTGTAATTTATAATTATTATAATGAATTTTATATTTATTTTTTGATTTATATAATAAATAAGTTAAATATGGAAAATCCATATTATTTTCAGATTTAACTTTTTCTGTAATATATTTTTGTTGATCATCTGGTTTATATCCATAAGAATCAAACATTTCTATACTATCATTTCTCTTAATAATACATGTCCAATGACCATAATTTTCTTTAGTATTATATAATATAACAGCGTTATTATGTGGATATAATAAATCATCAATATCTTTATAATTTAATAAATCTTTATATTGAATTATTTTTGTTTTATTATTTAATGCCTTTGATATATCTGTATTACTTAGTGCTATATCCATTTATTTTATAATTAATATTTAAAAAATAATTATCAATAATAATAATTATTTTAGGTTAAAATAAACAACATCTCTAAATAATAATTTATTACATCTTGATTCAAACATATATTTATTTAATTTTAATTCTTTATTTTTTCCTGATTTTATAAAATTTTCAAATAATTCATCTCTTCTTATACCACTTTCATCCTCTAAATTTTCAAATATTTCAAAAATAAATTTATCTAATATCGTCCAATCAAAATTTTCTGGTATTTTTTTACTTTTTTTTGGTTTTTCATCTTCATTTTTTATTTTTTCCATTTTACTTTCATTTAATCTTTCTATTATTTGTTTAACATCTTTACTTATATCATCTAATTTTTTTTTCTCTTCCATCTAATTTTTAAAATTTTAACTACCGTCTTATTTTATAATTTTATAAAAAAATAAAAAAAATTATAAAATAAATTTAAATAAATAGACAGTTAAAATTTTAAAAATTTTTAAAAATGGATATAGAAGGTAAGTTAATTGAAAAAATCAATTATCATAAAGAATTAGATAAAAAATTAAATAAAGAAAAAGAAGAATATAATGAAAAAATAGATAAATTTAAAACTGAATTAGATAAATTAAATATAAATAGCGAAAAAAGTATTACAGAAATAATAAAAAAAATATCAAATGAAATAAAAATTAATGAATATTTTTTAAATGATGTTAATAAAGATATTGAACATAATTTAAAAAAATTAGCTGAATATAGATTTTCATTGAAAAATATATTATTAGAATATTTTAATAATTTAGAAAAATTAAATAAAAATGAAAAAAATATTGAAAAAAAAGATTAATAAATTTATTATTAAGTTTATTAAATAAATAGATAAATGACTAATATAAATAAATTAATAGAAGAAATTCTTGATAAATTATATTCAAGACAAATTAATATAAATAATGGATTAACAATATTATCAGAACAAATAATAGATGAATCAAGTAAAACAAAAATGAAAAAAGTATTTTTAGATGAATTAGAAAAAATTGAAAATAGTTTAAATATTTTTTTAAAATTAAAAACTCAATTCAAAGATTATGAATAAAAAATACACAATATAATATTATCATTTAATAATATTATATTTTAATTATATTGAAGATTAAATCCATAATATGTTGATGAATTTGGTCCTACAACATTAAAAGTAATTGCAAAATTTGCATATCCTGCTGGTAAATTAGATAATGTTCCTAAATCTTGGAATCCAATACTACCACTAGTTGAAGGACAAACAAATGAAGCTATTGTAGTAGAATTTGTGATATCATTTATATTAACAGTAGTATTACTTCCAATTCCACCAATATAATTAACAACAATAGAAACTAAGTTACATTTTGATGATCCCGGATAAATTACTCTATCTACTTGAGTAGTTCCTGCCCCACTTAAAACAACTGTACCATTAAATATATTACTTTGAATAAAATTATTTACAGCTAAACTTATAGTACCAGTTCTATTTTGTAATAATTGTGAATAATCACTTCCACCAGCTCTATATAAATTTGTATAATTAGGACCATTATACAACAAAACATTATTCATATCTAAAACTTTAACATTATCAATATAATATGCTTGTCCTAATTTTAAATTACAATCATCATTCATATTAATAGCACCTGATTTACCAGTGAAAGATCCTTGAAAATAAATGTCACCTGATCCACAATCAACAACAAAATTTTTATTATTTTGAACATTTATATTTAAATCTAAAGTATCATCTATTGTTGAAATATTATTTAAAAAAACCCCTTCACTTCCCACACTAGCTGTTACAGACATAATGTTTTTCATTGTATTATTTGAGTCATTATTAGGATAATATGAAACTGCAAAACTTTCAGAAAATCCACTAACACTTGGATCTCCAATTATAATAGGTAAAGCTTCATAATTTAATCCATCAGTTTGAAAACGTATATTAAATTGATCATCTGAAACATTTTTAAATTTTAATTTTTTAGATGTTGATAATAATGTATCTGATAATAATTTTAAATTTCCGCTACCATTTGATGTTAAATTTAAATTTGCATTTGTTGTATATGATGTTATTGTACTATCTGTATTACTACTATTTACTCTTATTTGTTCTATTTCAACATAATTATTATTTCCTGATGATTTTAATAATAATGAAGAATTATTTAATGTTGATATTGTACTTGAATTTAAACTAAAATTTGCAATATTTAAAATATTATTTGATGTATATCCTAATATTTCGTCAACATGAAATTCACCACAATTTACTATACCTAAATTTGAACCATTAAAATTTATATTTAAATTTAATGGTGCAATTACACCATCTATTTGTGATACAATAGATCCTATACTATTTGTTGTATCAAATCCAATATCTATTTTTCCTGTAGGATCTGTTTGCCCTTTTATAGTAATTTGATTAGGAAATGTATTATTATTATCTGATTGAATTATTAAATTTGATAATGTTATTGATCCTGTAACATCTATATCTCCACCAACACTTATATCATTTATTATATCTAATGAATTAAATGATGGATTTAAAATTGCTGAATAAGTATTATCACTAAAATTAAATAATTGATTACAACTCATTTGATTTACTTAACTTTTAATTTTATATTTAAAAAAATAAATTTTTAAATATATGATTTTTTAATATTTTATTGCATATAAACATTAATAGCACCACACATATCATCAATATTACCTAAAAATCCTTTATAATATATTACTATTAATGATGCGTTTGTTGGTATATTAGAAAATGCTGTTAAAGTATAAATACCATAATCATTTCTTGTTATTGATGTTACTTCTTTTATTAATTTATTATTTGTTTCATCTCTTATTTTTATATCAAATGTTGGACTTTGTCCTAATAAACTTGATATTTCTATTAAATAAAATGGTTTCATTATATTTGGATCATATATAAAACTCCATTGATAATGATATTGAGCATCACTTGTTATTTTTATTGTTGGTGCACATACTGATAAATTTAATTTTGGTGGATTTCCATTTTCTTTATATGTTCCATTTATTAAATTAATATTTCCTGAAATATTTGATCCATTTGTCATTATTATTGAATTATTAACTGTTAGTGTATTTACTGTCAAATTTGTTACAGTTAAATCAATTACATTTAATGTATTAACATTAATTATATTTGCATTTAAAATTTCTGTTGTTATTGTATCTATACATATTATTGAATTACATTTAATATTTAATAATTCACCATAATTATTATTTATATCAAATAATTGATTACAAGACATTTTATTTAAATATATCTATTTTTTATAAATATATTTAATTTTTAATATTTTAATAAGTTATTACTATTTCCATAATTTAATTTTTTAATTGGTTTATATTCTATCAAATTTTTTTTTTCAATTAAATTTTTCTTAAAATCTACTATATTATCTTCTTTTATTGATTCAATTATTTTTTTTTCCATTTCTTTTTCACTCAATATTTTTCCTCCTATTAATCCTTCGCCAACAATTGTTTTTGAAAGATCTATACCTAATTGTCCAAATAATTTTAATAAATCAGCACCTAAAAATTTAAGTAATTCTATAGGTAATTTTCCACCTCCATAAAAATCTGTAGCTTTTCTTTCTTCTATTGATACACTTGATTTTACTGTAGAATTTACATCTTTTTCTGTAACAAAAGCAATTTTATTTTCTACAAAACCATCATCAAAAATATTTACTACTCCTTCATACACATATAATATATTACAAACATAAGTTATTGGTTGAATTGCTGTATTTAAAGGATTATTTGGATTTGTAAAATCAATTGTAGCATTAAATAATGGTGTTTTTCCTTTTATACCTATACTTTCCTCATCAGACATTGCTGCAATTTTAGACATATCTAAAGCCATAACACTTCCAACATATTTTGAAAATTGTGTAAAATCTATATTCATACCTTCTTTATTACATAATTTAAATAAATCTGATTGAGATGCGCTATTTAAATAATTATCTCTTTCAGAAAATGTTATATATAATTTTTGTATTGATGCAAAAACATCACTATTTGTAAATGTTAATGAACTTAATGATGGTTCTAACCACATATATATTCTTTTTGGTATTGTTTTCATTTGTATTGAATCTGTTGTTATTTGTGATGATACCCCGCTAGCAACAGTAAATCCCATAGTTTTTTGTTGTAATTGTAAACTATACCATGGATATGATATTTTTTTGGGAATTTTTTGTTGATATTTAGGTTTTAACCACGTTGTTCTTAATTCAAATGAATTTATTACACAATCTGTTGATGAAAATGCTCTTGTTATTGTTGGTGAATAACTTCCACCAGAAGAGTTATTACATAATGAAAACATTCTTTTTATATTTCCTAAATTAAATACAAAATTTAATGTATCAATATATGTAAATCCTTGTTTTGAAGTATATAATGGAGAACATATTATTGGTTCAAAAACTTCAGCTGTCATTGTCATATTTGTTGAGTTTGCTGTACTAAAAGAAAAATTGACAAATCCTCCTCTTGGTGTTTGATATGAAGTTGATTGACTATAAGTTCCTAGCGGATTTCTATTACTATTTAATCCATCTGTATATTGTTGAAATTGATCTAAAAATGTTGGAAAATCTGATGAAAATTCGTTTGAATCTTTTGTATCATCAACATATCTATTTAATGCTCTTATTATATTTGATGTTGGTTCTGAAAATTGTACTCCATTATATTGCATTACTGTTGTTTGAATACAGTTATTTAATGGCCATGCTCTTAATGAATCATATCCACTTAATAATAATGAGTTGGCAAAAGGTGCTGGTTGTGCTTGTGTTGCTTGTGCAGTAAATGTAACAGTATAATGCATCATTATTTTTGGATTCATAACACTATTCCTTCCAGGAGGATAAATTTGTACATTTATATTTGAATTACTTGAATAATTTGTTGAATCTGCTTGAGATTTTACATATGAAATAAAACTTCCAGAATTTTCAATTCCAAATAATCTTTGTTCTTTAAAATCTAATTCTGGAATAATTTGTTCTACTGGGGTAAATCCTAATTCTGACATCTAATTTATGAAAATACTAAGTATTTATTTTATTTAAATATTAAAAAAATTTTTTAAATATATAATTTTTTATATTATAAATTATCGAAAATGAATAATTTGTTTGATAAAGATAATATTTACTATGATTTAAATTTCACTAATGGTACTAATAATCAAATAGATATTGATTTTCAACAAACAAGATCTGATATTATTTTAGAAAATCCATCTGATTATTATTTAACAATTTTAAGATTTAATATACCTAATAATACACCAATCTTTTTATGGCCAAATAATAATGGTGTTATTGATAATACACAATATAAAGTTGCAATTGAATGTCAATTTACTAATATACAATCAAATCAACAAAATGTTGATTTTTTTCAACAAAATTATTTTGATACATTAGGAAATATTGGTGTTTATTCTTATCAATCTTTTTTAGATATGATTAATGGTGCTTTATATTTATCTTGGAATTCTCTTACAAATACTGGAGGATTACCAGCACCATTTTTAAGTATAAATTATAATACTCAATTAATATCATTAAATGTTTATGCCGCAATAGGTAATATTTTAAAACCTTCAATTACAGATATAAGAATTTTTATGAATGAAAATTTATATTTAACTTATTTTAATAATTTTAATGTTGTTAATGGATCTGATTTTATACCTTATGATGTTGAATTTATAATTGATCAAACTCAATATTCAACTGTAATTAATCAAACTTATTTTAATTATAATTTTACTTCTCAAGAATATATCAATTTATCTAGATGGAATGAAGTAACAGGATTAATTTTACGTTCTAATAATTTACCAGTTAGAAAAGAATTTATTAATAATTCAACAATTAATAATAATTCTTCTACAAATGATTTTAGAATACAATTAACTGATTTTGAACCAATTAATTCTGGATCTTCAACTAGAGATAGTTTTCAATTTTTTACTTCTGGTGAATATCGTTTACTAGATTTACTATCTAAATCCCCATTACAAATTATTGATATTAAAGCTTATTGGCAAGATACTTTACAAAATTTATATATTTTAAATTTAAATCCAGGTGAATTTATGTCTATTAAATTATTATTCAGAAGTAAAAATTTTTATAGATTAAGATTTATTAAACAAATTGATTTTTCTGATAACAAAAATAATGAAAATAATAATATCAAACTTTTAGGTGGATGTAATAAATGTATATATGGTTCTTGTTTATCTTGTAAAAAAAATTAATAAATATAGTTATTTATATTTATTAATATTCATCTTCGTCTGTTGAAAATTCATATTTACCATCAGATTCATCTTCTTCATTTAATAAAGCACTATCTGTATCCATATATTGTATATGAAAATTACTAGGATATAATGATCTTACATTATATATCTTTGTTTTTGAACCTTTATATATTGAATTATAAAAATCAGTTAAAACTATACCTTTACTACTCATGTAATTAAATTCATAAAATTCATCAGCTAAAATTTCTTTTGTTTTTTTATTTATTAATATACTACAATTATTTTCATCACAATTATATTCTACTTCAATTTTTTTATTCTTTATTTCATCTATTATTCTATCTAATTGTTTATATCTTATATTATAACGTAATTCTTCATGAACTTTTCTTAATTTATAATATATATCCAAATATTTATTATTTTCTTCATCAAATTTATAAATTATGTTTAGTAAAACTTTTTTATATAATTTATCCTCATCTCTGTGAAATTTTATAATTTTGTTAATTAAAACACATGTTTCACAATTTTTATATAAACAACATTTATTTTTTTTTATGTTTACACAAGATTCGCATCTCTTTTCTTCATTAGTATGTCATACATCTTTATATTCCTCACTTGAATCATAAGCACAGTCACAATCAACATTTTTACAATAATGATTATACTTATGATACCCCATTTTTATTTTTAATGATACTTTCTCTAATTTTTCTCTTAATTCTAATAAAATTTCTGAATTTATTATTTCTCTTCTTAATGGTAAAATTATATGTTTTACGATGTCGTTCATTATTTTTTATAGCTATCAATTTTAAAAACATAAAATAAAAATTTATAAATCAAAATGAATTTTTTAGACAGTAACTCCGTCGGTTTGTTGTCCTGTTAGTTTGTCTGTCC